TACCAGTTATCGAGCAGGTTCGGGTTCACGATGGTCGAACGGAGCGCGTCTGCGTCCGTGCGCAGCTGCGCGACGTTCGCCTTGACCTGCTCGAGCTCCGCGGAGCTTCCCGCGTTCTTTTCAAGCGTATCCACGGACGCCGCCAGCCTGTTGAGGTCGTCGTTCAGCGCGTTCTCGTTGAGCCATACGAGCCGCTCCTCGGCGGGGCTCATCTTCTGCGGGCGGGGCAGCTGTACCTTTGTGATCTTCATGGCTTCTGCACCCTTTCAAACTCTATGTTCACGACGCCCTTGATGTGGAATTTACTGCCTGCGACGTTCCGAAACCCTATCTGCACGACGCGCGCCTGGTCCGTCTGCACGGGCACGGCGATGTACCCGCTCTCGGGAGACTCGTACACGAGTCTCTGCTTCTTCCACACGCGCTCGTCGCTGTTGACGAGGACCTCCATGTTGCCCCTGCCGCAGCGGGCGTGGATCTCCTTGATCTGCTTCTTGACGAACTTAAGGCCCATGTCCGACGGCTGACCGTACCAGTACGCGGCGATGGGAGCGCCGTCGTAGTCGTCACCGACGTTGAACTCGACGACTTTGTACGTGACGGGGTCGCCCTTGTCTACGATCATGTACATGTGCCCGTCGAGCACACACAGGTCGTACACGTGAAACCCGTCGCGGATCATGATGCTCCCTGTGCCGAGGTCGTACTCGATGACTGCGTCGTCCACGAGCGCGGAGCTCTCCGTGCAGGTGAAGTACATCCTGTTGTCCGCGTGGCAGCCCTTGCTTCGGACGGCGCTGTACCCGGAGCTGCCGAAAAACTCTTTGAGGTATCTTACGCCGTTGTCCGCGGGGCCGACGCCCGCGTCGTAGCTGTACGCCCACAGCCCGCTCCGCGTCAGCCAGTACGGCGTGCCGTAGCGGATGACGACGGACCCGTTGCTCATGTTCTCCGAGTCACGCTCCACGCAGTCCAGCGCGTAGTTGGACGGCCTGTCGCCCGTGAGCCGCCACGTGGAGTATTTTTTGAATATGACGATCTGGTTCGCGAGAGCGCAAAGCCCCACGATGCAGTCGCCCTTCTCGTCGCCGATCTCCACGTACCCGCCGGAGGCGTCCGTGCTCGCGTCCGCGGCGAGCCAGTCCTCCACCGTGCGCCCGTCGCCGGGCACCTGACTCCAGTACAGGCGGCTGGGCGCGGACGGGTCGCCCGCGGCGAACAGCCTGCTGTTGTACCGCGTGACGAAGTTGGTGTTGACATCCGAGCCGCCGCCGCGGATGGTGCAGGTCTGCCCCGCCTGCGGGGCTTCATCGGGCTCCTCTTTGAGGATGACGCCCGTCGAGCTCGCGACGTCCACGGCTAGGTAGTTGTGCCCCGCGACACAGATGCCGTCTATCAGCGCGTGGCGCTGTGCCTCGTCGGAGAGCGTGGCAGTCAGCGTCACGGCAAGCGTGCCCGAATCGTAGGACGAGACGGTCGAGGAATAGATGGTCGCTCCCGATCCGAACTCCGTGGGCGTGTTTCCGAGGTTCGCGACGGCTACCTTGTACATCCTCGTGGCGCCTGTCGCCACGATAACGTACTCCGTCGAGCCGATAAGCATCTGCACGTAATCTATCTGCGTGCTTGAGCCGAGCGCCGGGCTGAACGAGAGGCGCTTCGTCCACGCGTCGCCCGTGCCGCTCGTCGTATAGATGCCGTCCGTGCAGACGGCGATGAACTTGTGCGTCTGTCCCTTGACTGGGATGAGCTTGAGCGGGACGCCGCTCGTCGGGATCGTGCCGAGCGTCGTGTTGTTCACGGTGTCGTAGTCCGTGTATCCGTGCGCCGTCTGCAGGTCGCCGTCGTAGGTCATGCAGTTGCGGGCGTCACGCGCGGAGCCGATGGGCAGGAACGTGCCGTCTGCCTGCTGCTGGATGCCGCCGAACTGCTGTATGGTGAAATATGCCGGTGTTGCGTATGCCATGCTCCACCTCTCAATAGCCGAGCAGGCGGTTCCCTCTCGGCTCGCCGTAGTGCGCGTTGGTAATGCTGTTCAAGCCTTGGTTGAACAGTTGGAAATCAATCCCGCTCGTACCCTGCATGTTCGGGTCGCCGCCTGCCCGTTCCATCGCCACGATCCAGTGCACGATGAGGTAGTGCGTGTACTCCGGCACCTCCGGCACGTCCACGGTATTCTCCAGCGTGGCGGGGATGGGGCGGTAGTACACGACGGCCTTGTCGTACGCGTCGAGCTCTTTGCTCTTGAGGTACACGAAAAACTCCGCGCTGCCCTGCGGGACCTGTATGTACATACGCGGTACGCCGCCGACCTCGATGCGCTCGATCCTGCGGCACTTGTGCGTAAGGTCGCTCATCTTCACGTACCGAAGCCCCGGATACCGGCTGTCCTCGTCGGCTGTCTGCAGGGTCACCTCCTCCGCGAGCTGGGCGATGAACCTCTCCGCGATCTGGCGCACGGCTTCGTTCGCGTAGTCCGCGAACACGTCACGGTAGGCTTCTATCGTCTGCGGGTCATTCCCGCGTCCGAGCCTCTGCAGCGCGGACGCCATGATCTCGTTGAGCGTCATCCTTAAATCTCCTTCCCGATGCGGTTCTTCTCCGTGAGAATGAAGTCGCGGACGCGGCGCATACTGTCGCGGCGCATGCGCTCACGCTCCTCGATGTAGTCGGCCACCCACTTGGGGATGCGGACCGGAACGCCCCTGCGGATGTTGATGAACACGCCGTTGATGGAGCGCACGAAGCACTGGTCCTCCTCGGGCGCGTTGGGGTCGGTCGGGAGCATGTAGGTGATCATGTCGTCGGGACTGGCCTTGAGGGCTTCACGGATCGTCTGTTCGCCGTCCTGCGGTTTCTTTCTCGTTGCCATGATGATTCCTCCTTGAAAGAATTGGAAAAAGGGGGAGCCCCTAGCGGAGCTCCCCCGGTGTTGCCGCTTAAGAAGCGGCGCTGATGATGTCGATGATCCAGAGCGGGTTGAGGACCTTGGCGGTGTACGCCATGACCTTGCCCGCTACGGTGGAGCGCTGATCGAGCGGATCGGCAGTGCCCGCGGAGCCGACCGGCTTCACGATGCTCTGGATGCCGCCCTTGCCCGCGATGTCGATCACGCCGTAGGCGTCGGCACCGAAGATCGGGCTGTGATGCACGGGGATGGCCACCTTGGTGGAGGCGTCCGCGGCACCGGCGTCGTCGGTCCATACGATGTCGTCCGCGGACAGGGACGCGGAAGTGCTCATCGTGACCGTCTTGGTCGCCTCGGCGTAGGACACCGTGGTGTACTCGGTGGTCCCGATCTTGAACGTGTTGCCAGCGGTGGAGAAGAAAGCGATCTCCGCGGCGGTCGGGGTGTTCTTCAGCACGAAGCTGGTGCTGGAGGAGGTGTTCGCGTTGACCGCGTTGTGCACGGTCTGGGTGTCCACCTTGCCCTCGGTGCTCTCCACGAACACGACGCCGTACATACGTCCGAGCTCGCCGTTGTAGATGGGCGTGCAGTCGGTGTACTTGTGGGCATCGAGCCACGCGGAATCGCCCTGCAGGTCGTACACGACGTCGGGGTCCACGATGCACACGAAGTGCGGGGAACCGCCGCCGGTGAACTTCCGGGCCTTGGCTTTCTTGAGCGTGCGGACCGCCTTGCGGATCTCGTCGACGCTCATCTTGTCGGACGCGGTGACGGCGTTCTTCGCCGCACGACCGCCCGCGTACTGGGTGGACGCGTCAGCGATCATCGCGTCGCGGGTGACCCAGTCGAGGCAGGTGCCGAGCTGTTCGCCCAGCAGGGAAGTCATTTCACCGATGACCGGGTCGTAGGCGGTGAGGTCGAGCAGGTCGGACACGGTGACATACGCGCCGTACTGCTTGATGGTCGCCTCCACCTTGGTCTGCGCGATGCTCTGTGCATCGGGGGTCACGCCCTCGGTGAGCTCGAGAGCCGCGGTGTTCACGTCGAACAGGGTCCACTTACGGAACTCTACCTGCTTGCCGTTGTTCGCGGGGATGCCGCGCTTCTGCCCGAACTGCTGGTGCACGAACACGGTTTCCGCGTTCCGGAGCAGGTTCCTGTCGTAAAAGGTCTTGTTGAGATACGTATTGGGAGCCGCGGTATTGACCGTGGTCTGGGTGTTGATATTGGGCATTTTGGGCCTCCTTATGTGTTATTTCATAGTCTGACCCTCCGTCCGTCGCGCGTCGCCCGGTTGAGCTTGGCGGTGACCTTGTCGAAGTCCTCATCGGACATCGTCGAGTAGTCGAGCGCCGGTGCGCCTGCGGCCTGCCCCTGTATGGAGTGCGACCGCGGCAGGCTCCTCTGCACGTCCATCTGCTGTCGGGCCTGCGCCTGTGTATCGGCACTGCGCGTCCTCTGCCACATGGCGAGGGCGGCGCTCACGCCGTACTTCTGGGCGTCCTCCGCGAACTGGGGCGTGATGTCCCCGGCGGTGAAGCCCATGTCGGGCGCCCCCGCTTCGATGAGCATGCGCGTAAGCTCCTCCGCGCTGTTCGACGGCTGGGTCTTGGTGGGTTCTTTCTCCGCGAGGTAGTCCGCGTAGAACTCCTGCGGGTTGCGTGCGTACTGCTGGGCCTTTGCCTCGCGGCGTTCGGCCCGGATCTTCTCGTACGCGTCTGCTTCGGAAAGGTTCTCCCGCTTCATCCGTTCCTGTAGAAGCTCCTCACCGAGCAGGTACTGCGGCGTCGATCTCCAGCGCGTCTCCTGCTTGGACCTCTCGTCGTACAGGCGCTTGCCGAGTACCTTGTCGAAGTCCGTCTGTGTCTGCGCTGTCTGCTGTGCGGGTGCGGACCCTGCTGTCCCCGCGTCGTCCGGGGCGGGCGCTGTCTGCGCCTGTTCGACCGTGCCGTCGTCGCTCTCGCTCATCAAGTCCTCGATGCCGACATAGTCTGACGCATTGTCGTCCTGCGCCATAGTGATGTTTTCGACCTGTTCCATGATTTCCTCCTAGATTATTCGCCGTTAGGCGGCGGGCCGTATCTATGTCAGCGGAGCGGTGCG